GTTGTTAAAGCCTTGAACGCATTGCGGTGCATGGAAAAGTCCTGAGCCGAAGTACCGCTTGTCCATTTGGAACAGAAATCGATTTGGTACCAAGGAGAAAGGAGGACTTATTTGACACACTGACCGAGGCCAACGTATCTTCCAGCAGGGTTAGCGACTTTGTTGGAACGGCAAGTCAGAGCTGAGATTGATTACTTGATTTGGTTTGCGAGCTCGGGAGCACACAAAATAACCACGTCATCACCAGCAACTCGAACTTTGATGTTTGGATTGTTCCAAGGTCGATCGATTCCACTCATGTAGATGTAGTAGTAAGCATAACATATTGAGCGGAGAGTGTTACCCAAAGTGGTTTTTGTAGGATGTCCAGAGAATGTAGTTCCATTGATTTTATTGTAGATGTAATTCTCCATAACATATTACAAATCCCGACCTTGAGACTCGTTCGACCAGTCGCGGAGCCAACATTACTTCACATCGTCAGGCCATTAGTGACTCTTGCCGATGTTAGGAATGAATGTGAAGCAGTAGTTTACGTTCGAAGTGGTTGCTCGAATGAATGATTTGATGAACGTCTACTTGTTGGCGAGAGTGAGAGAGGGATAAAGTCGTCGACAATCTTCGAAAAACCGCTAGAAAATCGGTTGGAGCAAGATCATGAAGATGTTTTAGACGATATCCATCAAGGCAGCATCTTGAGTCGAATCAAAGCCAGAACCATCAATGCAGATAGCGATCCAGTTGGAAGCAGTTCCGACTAAGAAAGACAGAAGAAGAGAGATTTTGTCGTAGCCTTGGATGAATTATGAGAACACCTTTTTAATAGGGGCCCAAAGCATAGACTGCATGAGAGTGGCATGACCGCAAAGATTTTAGCTTGGAACTTTAATCTATCGAGGGCGATCATCCATGCCTCTTAAGTAGCCATCTTCTGGCACTTAAAATTAGGCAAATTGGACTTATCCGCTTTTTACCATCGTTTTGAAGCTACCTTACAGCTGCCGGGTACCCTGCAACTGCTCGATAGCCACGCGATAGTATTTTTATTTCTTTCCCTGATCCCAATCCTTTTACTTAATCATTTTCAGAAAATCGTACTATTATGATTGATTAAGTTACTCAAGTAGAGTAGGAATGCGATCATTGAAGAAATCCTTCACCATAGCTTGGAAATTGTTGAGGTGTTCATGGTGAGGGCGGATGTTTGGAGCAAGATGGCGGTGATACAGAGCATAAATTGCATTCTGTATACACTTGGATGACCATTAATACTAACTACCGTTAGTAATAAGGCTCCAAGCAGTCGGGGTCACGATAGCTTAAGTTTGTAGGGGTACATACTATTTTCGTGATTTATCCCACACACACGCCTCTGGATGAGCAGCCAAGAACTTGTTCACTTGATTGGCAATGAGAAGCTTGTTAGCATGATCTTACTCCGAAACACTGTATTTTGGTGAGATGTCAGTGATGTAGGGAGTAGGCTTTGCAAAGTATTGATGGCGTTTGATTGAAGCGGAATCATGCTAAAAGAAATTCTTGAGGCTCGTTTTCTCGGGACGAGGAAGATCAGCAGCAGCGCATTCGGTGATGACTCTCTTTGAGAGCGCTTGATTTTGATTTAGTGTAGCGCGTTTCTCTGCAAGGCAGCCAAAGCGAATTTCGCTGAGCCGGGATCGATTCAAGAAAGAATCTCGGGTCACACGATAGAGCTAAGTTCCAAGAGTAATGGATCTAAGATCTATGTGAGATTCCTTGATAATCTCTTGTGATTGACTCAAAGTATGAATGAATTAAGGATAGAACTTGAGCATACTAAAGAGTCGGAAAGGAAGACTGAGACAATAAGTCAGAGTCATGATGAGACTGGAATAGTCGCCAGTCAATTCGACGAAGCGAGTGACTACACTCACTTCAGATGAGGCGAATTCATATTCGAAGGAATCCGGGTATTAATCGAATTCCTTGAGATAAGACTGTACCTCGAGAGATTTGGCTATGTCATCTTCGGAGAATTGGCGACGAATCCATTCAGCCTGAGGCGAACATTGAGTTAGCTACATGAGATCGCGACGAGATGTTGGCTCAGGATAAATGACCTTCCGGATGAGAAGCTGAGAAGAGTGACATTGATGGAGGATGTGGGCATACCATCCATAATCAATTCGCTGTTAAGGCTCATTGACGTGGACGATAGGATGTTTGTAGGTGGTTCCAGAGGAAGAAGTGAACATATTCATTTCACCCACAAATTGCCCATTTTGCTTGACGGGAGCTATGACGAAACGACCTTACATGTGAGGGAGGAAGTAAGTTCCGGGATAGCTCGGGAAGTCGCCACCAGCAATGTAGACTTCACCACTATATGTCAGCTGCAAGTCTGCCAAATAGTAATGAGAGTCAAACATCAAATAATGACGACGAGATTCATTGTCTCTGAAGCGAAGGATTGATTGAGTAGCGAGAGACAAAGGGATGGTGGCCAACTCATGCTGCCAATCTTGGACGGTTCCCTAATACACCGCACAGCGAGTTACTCCTGTTAAACCGACAGCTTCCTGTCTGCGTTCAAAGTTGTAGTTCTCAAGCTATTTGGTATAATAGTTGACGTCGTAAGGATCGGAGCGAGGACGAATGGGGACGTAGGTTAGACACATGGAATCTGCGAGATAACTGTGGATGGTCTAACGGTTGGCCACACGCTTGAAGAGTTGGGAAGGGAAAAATCGGACACGTTCATGATATTTTCCAGCAGCATTTGGCCCGACAATCTGTCCACCCATAGTCGGTGCAGGGGGGAGAGCGAGAACACCAAGGTCGATGTCGAGCTAGATAGACGCGGTGCAAGCTCCATAAAGAAGCTAAGCAGCTCGTCGAACAGCTGGTCCATCAACGCCCATAAGCTGCGAT